CGCCGCACTCGATACGCGGCTCGATAAAAACGACACAAGCACGAATCTGGTTGGGCAGCGCCTCGATGTGCTCAGTGGCATGAACTCGCCGAGCGAACGCGAGCGATTGCATCGTGGCCTCGAGCGGCACCAGGCTGAGCTCGAGCATCTGCGTCGCGATGTAGATAAGCTGATTCACATACACAACGGAAGACACGGACCCATCGAATGACCTGGACCTTCGAGAACTTTTCACGCGCCGAGTTCGCGTGCCGATGTTGCGACAAGTCGGAGATCGATGTCGATTTCGTCGCGGCGCTACAGCGCATCCGCACCGAGTTTGGCAAGGCGATGCCGATCACTTCCGGGTATCGATGCCCACTGCACAATAGCAACGTGAGCTCGACCGGCTTGCGGGGCCCGCATGTCACCGGGAAAGCGGCAGATATCGCGGTGATGGGGGAAGACGCGCATAGGCTCCTGCGCATTGCCCTGGCAGATCCGGCTATCACGGGCGTCGGGATCGCGCAGCGTGGGGCGCCAGCCTCGAGGTTTCTGCATTTCGACGCCCTTGAGCCTGGGAACTATCCACGCCCGACCGTCTGGAGTTACTGATATGATTGCTGCACTGCTACCAGTCCTCGGCCCGCTTGTCGGCGATGTTGTCAAGCGGATTCTCCCCGAGGACAAAGACGCGCGAATGAAGGTCGAGCGCGAGCTCAACATGGCGCTCATGCAAAACAGCGCGGCGCTCGAGCAAGCGGCCGCGAGCGTCATCAAAGCCGAGGCCGAAAGCGAACACAAGATCACGGCAACGTGGCGGCCGATCCTTATGCTCACGATCACGGCAATCGTGGGCTGGAACTATCTTTTTGCGCCCCTGGTCGAGCTCGCGGTGCGCATGTTCGCGGGCGATCAAATACCGCTGTCGATACCATTGCCCGAGGAACTTTGGAACTTATTAATGATCGGCGTCGGCGGGTACGTCTGTGGCCGTTCGGCTGAAAAAGTTGCGAAGAATTTTAGAAAATGATTCGCGTCGCTGTCATACTAGCAATCATCGCTCTGTGTTCGGGATGCGTGCATATGGCAATTCTGGGGGCGATGACGAACGCGGTGCAATCCCACCAGATCTACGAGCTTAACAAGAAGCTCGATGACAAAACCAAATAAACATAGCGACGGCAACATCACGGAGAAGCGGCGCATCGGCGCGCTGTGTGAGGCCATCGCGACCGAGCATTTCATAGAGCGCGGGTACTTCGTTTTTCATCCCTGGTTCGGCATCGGCCCAGTCGATCTGATCTGCGTCAAGGCGACGCCGCCCGAGATCTTGTTGCTCGACGTTAAGGCAGACAACACGCGCATGTTGAAAGGTCGAAACGTACCGACGCGGATCTCGCGCGTTTTAACCGCGCACCAGCGGCGCCTCGGTGTGCGTATCGTTTACGTCAACCCGAGGACGCGCGCAGTGCACCTAGCGAATCATCGGGAAGCTCAATCCCGTGAGACCCAGGCCGATCTGTGAGGATGCCCTCGCGCCGCATGTTTCGGACGGTTTCGTAGACCGTGTTTCGGTGCACGTTAAGATGCCGGGCGAGATCCGTTTGCGTTGGGTTGTACCCGTTGGCTTCGACGAACTCGCGGATCGCGTCCAGATATTCTCGCTGTCGTTTCGTGATCTTCATTCGATGATCTCCTTCACGCTAAGCGACTTCGACCGGCTCGGCTCGGTGCGGAACGCGGCTCGCGCCTTGTAATTACGGGCCGCTGTCATGCCCCACGTCACCGTCGCAACGGCGCGGCCGTCCTCGTACGCCACCGCGTTCTCATGGTTTCCCATCACGTCCATGATCTCGCCTTGTAGCTTTGAGATAAGTTCCGTCACGGCTTGCTTCGCTTTGCGCGCGTCGATGAGCTCGAGCACCTTGTCGCTAACGTCTTCGTCAAAGTCGATCACTTGCTCCGGCTCGCTGCGCTCGTACATCGTCGCGGCATCGTTGGCAGAAAACGCCGGATACCAATCGACGACGCCCTCGCGCCGGAACGTCTCGACCCTAGACTCGAACTCGATGGCGTCGGCCTCGATCTTGGCAATGGTTGCGGGATCCGGCGCGTATAAGAAACAGCGCAACTCTGTCCCGCGATACAGAACAAAGATCGCCGCCCACTTATACCCGGTGCACATCATTAGGCCCTGGCATTGCATCGGCCCCCTTGTCGCGGCGGGCTCGTCCTCGGGAAAGTGGCTCGTGTTCTTCGCCTCGAGGACGCCCATGCCCTCGAGCGTGATCTTGTCCTGGCCGATGACATAGATCCCGGCCTCCGGGTCTGTGGTGAACGTGACCCCTGCCCCGTCGGCGCGACCGTCGAGCGATCCCTGCAATGGGATCGTGTCGTGGATCACGGGCTCTGTGACCTCGAGCTCCGGATCGCGGAGCCCGAGACGGCGGCAGCCTTCCGCCAGGATCATGCCCTCGGTCATGTTACCCCACGCGGCGGCCTCGCTTGGCACGCGCTCGTCGCGCTTGTAATTGTCCCCGGCTTCGATGGCGCTGGTCACGCTGCGTAGGACATCGCTCGGCGTTTCATACTGGCTCATGCCCATGATGGCCGGGAGCCTCGAGCAAGATAGCATTGTGTCGCTGGTGATCTTGCCGATGTACTTTTTCTGCGCGGCGCTCATACTGCGAACGCCACGAAATAGATGTAGATCAGCATCATAAATGTTGCGAATGCAACGAACTCGCCGACGAGAATAAATAGGTCTTTCATGTTCCGCCTCCTGGTTTGTCAGTAGACGGGAAAATTCACCAAATATAGGGAGATATAAGTGACAACCTTTTAGCTAAGCTACTGGTTTTGTTACGTTTATGAAGTCCGGCCCGGACCTCCACTACCCCTATATTTTACTTTCCCGTCAATATGTTAGCCTCGGTTTGTCAATTGCCATAAATAAGGTTTGTCATTTTTGCAAGTGTTTCGCAGCTTCGCGCGCAAGTTTTGGCTGGCTTGCCATGCGCACATATTCCTCGGCTGTGGCCATTTTTGACCAACCGAATAGCGCCATAAGTTGCTTAGCCGTTGCGCCCCCTTCCGCGCATCTTATGGCGTCCGCTTTACGGATACCGTGCGGCGTGTAGCCTTCCGGTATGCCAGCGCGTTGGGCGTGCTTAACGAACCATGAGCTAAATGATTTTGCGCTCTTGAATGGCTGCCCCCTAGATGTCAGCAACCAAGTATCGAGGCCGATTACTGTTGCGTTTTCGCGCGTCGCCTCAATTGCTTCGCGCAGTCGCGGCAATAATACGGTCGTCGTAACGGTCGGGCTCAAGGTCTTGCCAGTTTTTTTATCTACTTTGCCCGCGTTCTTCGTCTCGACCCATCGCAATTGGCCCGGTTCATATTCCGTATGCGGGCCCATGAGATACGCGTCGCTAACACGCGCGCCGGTAAACTCAAATATGCGCATAGCTAGATGCTGCATTGTACCGAGCCTATGCACATCGAGAAATTGATCGATGAGCTCCGGCGTCCAGGGCTTGTGCCCCGTCGATCCATCGTCGTTGATTTTTGTATTCGGAAGATCCTCAACACCATCCGCCGGGTTTTTCATGTGCACTGCCAAGCCGACCGAGACTCTGCCCGCCCATTTGTATAAGGCGCTAATGTCTTTCACGCGGCGAGTTCCTACGGTCGGCGCTGTGTCGCGCTTTTCATCGCGGATCGCGGCAACGTGAACGCTTGTCAGATCGCGCCAGGGTAAATCGCCATATGGCGCGAGCCATTCCTCGAAACGATTTGCCTTTGACTTGCGCGTTGCGGGCGCCAAGTTCGCCCACTCCGTGCTCTCCTTGTAACGCTCATATAGCCAGGCGATAGTCGTTGCGCGCTTTCTGGGGTCGTCCAGAACCTGGCGCGCAAAATCGGCCATAGCTGGATCTGCCAACTTATTGAGTAAACGCTCGTGCTCCATTTGGTTCTGCAACTTGATCGCTGCCTCAAACTCCACCATGAAACCAGCAGAACCGACCGGCCGCGCCTTGATTGCTATCGGCTTGACCTTGCGATTTAACCTTGCGTATGCGCGTATCTTTCCGTGCCGATCTTTGAACACGTTTAGATATTGGATTTTTATATTTGTCATAAGATACGATCCCACGGGTTGCCGGTAGCTTCTCCGCGTTTCGGTAAGCGGTCGAACGCACCGTCGAGCTCGTGACGATCCCAAACAACACGCCCCCTACTCGCCTGGCGCGGCTCCGGCATGCGACGCTCGGCGACCATTTGGTCGAACGTCGTTGCCGATATGCCAAGGTAGCTGGCCGCATCTTCGCGGCGAAGGCCTCGAGGCCAAGTTGGCAAGGGTCGTTGCTTGGTCATAGTCACAATGTAATGCATCAAGTCATGTTATGCTCGCCGGTAATTTCGACGATAGCGCCGATATTTTCGACGGTATCGCCGATTTTTCCGACGATTATTCGTTATCGCCCCGCCCGTCGTCTCCCCAAAACAAGCGCTCGAGGTAACTTTGATGGTCGGTGCTGACTACCTTACCAGTTTGTTCGTGGGCGTGAGTGAGTTGCGCCTCGTCGATCATCGTTTTGTAAGCAATTCCAAACCGCGCAGCCTCTTGCCATTGATCAGACATCATGCGCGCGTGCGTGCGGAGCGCCTGTTCTTCGATCAATAGCTTGGTCGGTCGATAAGACGCCTTTGGCCCTGTGCCTATTTGCTCAAGCAAACCGAGCCCGATGCCGTCTTTTAGCGTTTCGCGAACCGTGTCGGCACGCACGGAGATCTCGTGCAGGTCGCAATGTGCCTCGCACATCGCCCGCGTGATTGGCAAACGCGACGTCGTGATGAGATTGACGATGGCCGTGATAATAATTCTCCGATTATTTGTGCCCCTGCGCCATTCAGCCATTGTCGGGCCGATTGGATCGTCGCCGTGTCCTAGTTCAACAGACATTGCTAGTTGCATGTTCGTGATTAATTGAATCGCCCGAATCCGGTGACGCCAGAACCATGAGCTCGGAATTACTGAGAACCGGGCGCCAATAGCTTGCGACGCTTTACGGATTTTACGATACCAATCGCGCACGCCTTCTCTGTGTTGCTCGTCCGTCAATTGACTGTCGAATATCCCGCGTCTACTGTTCAT